AAGCCGTAAGCACCACCATTACTTACAGCGCCTTTAGCAGGAGTTGCTGCAGTAGCCCATCCAGAATAGCCAGAAGTCGCATCGGGACTTTGAGATCCAAGAAGCCTAACATAAGTAAGTGGCGCAACGTTTGCGTTTAAGAAAGCTTTTGCCGCATACGTACCATACATAGGGGACTGAAGGTTTCCGTCTCGGTAAACATCGCCGCCGGCAAGTCCCGGAACTGTGTCTCCAAATGCCTCTACATATTCATTGTAGGATGTAACCTTTACAGGTGTTAAAGCCATACCAGACGTGGAACGACCAATGACTACCGGACCGATGGCTTCGGCGGTTCGGGGAATAACGGAGTTATCAATTTCATTGATAAACACTCCAGGAGATACAAATTTAAAGCTTTTTACTGACATATGCTAATCCTCTTATAAAAAATCTCACAAATGATGCTGCAATCATACATTAAATAGTATTTTTAAATTCAAAAGGCTGTTCAGGAACTAATAAAAATTCATCTTTTACTTCAGGATGTTGCCAAACAGATTTGGCACCCCTGGAGGAGCTATGGATTCTTGTGGAAAACTAACTTCAACAACATTTTCATCTAATCTTACAATTGGGCGATCATCAGACTCGCCCTCGCCAATTAAATAAGCCAATACCTTAATAGTGATCTCGCTTGTAAAGGTTCTTGTCTCCTCTCCTAAGCTTCCAACATTATTATTATGGGTAAACCCTTGATCTATAAATCCTTCATACACATGGCCATTTCTCTTCATTGTAAATGCGTTAATTTGACCAGTTCTAGTTATAAACGGAGTCATTAGTTGATTAATTTGCTGTTGAAACTCGGTTCTAATTGTGATTTTGTATTCAGCTTCAATGTAGACTGGAATTGGTATGGACAGAGCTTGTATTACAACTTTTTTATTATTTCTAGGAAAAAACCTTTGTCTTTTTTGTCCAACATTATTTCTAGTAGCATTAACAACTGCTCTATCGCGGGTTTTATCTTGAACGATTTTTCTAGCTATTACAAGTCGGCCAGATCTTCCATCTTTTTTATCTGAGTATAAATGTGCCTGAAATGTGCCTTTTCTCGCAGGATCTTTCGTAATTCCTGTTCTTTCAACACTTATTAAAGGCAAAATTAACGCGCCGGCGTCATCTCTTAGTTCTTTGTCGTGCTTAACTTGAAATGCTCTTTCTGGTGCCTGCCACAACACAGGAACCTCTTTAAATCCCGAATTTGTGGTTACATTTAAATTTAAGTCTTGCTTCATCCAAGACATAATTGCATAATCAACGCTTTCAATAGAAGAACCAAGCATACCAACCTCTTCCAATGTAAATTTGTTGGTATTCTCTGGCAACATTGCAAAATCAAAATTACTAGGTAGCATCAAATAGTCCTTTTCTTGCTCTCTTACAAAGAGCTGATATTTCAAGCTCTTTATTTGCTTGGCCAAATAGTAATTTTGGCTCACTTAACTTAATTACCTCATAGTAATGATCACCATACAAAATAAAATCTCCTTCCCTGACAAATAAATCTTGATCTTCTACTAATCTACGTCTGTGAAAATGAACTTGAATTTGCCATGTTCTATCCACGCCAAATCCGTCCATATAGTCGGTTTCATCAGTCTGCCACTCAATCAAAGCGTACACTCTGACAGGGGGCAAGTATGTTTTCTCAACTGCTTCTCCATATAATTCATGAAATTGAGTGGTATTCAAATCAACAGAATAATATAGAATTTGCTGACCTATTACTTTCTCTATTAGCTCATCATTAACTTGTTTTACTAAATCTCTTTCTTTTTTACCAAGAAAAAGCGGCGGTGGCGGCAGTTCTAATTGTTTCCATTCATTTCCCATAATTTATTATCCCACAAAAATTGGCAATGGAGTGATTTTAGTCACGTTTGCAGATGCTTCAGCAAGTTCTTGGTCCTGCTTAGCAAGAGCAACATATTCTGTCTCTTTCAGTATTTCCATAAGCTTGTCTCTTAGCTGTGATTGTTCTTCTTTTGCTTGTGAAAGCAAATCTGCGTGATTTAATGTTACACTTTCTCCGGGAATTGGAATTGTAGTGAACTTACCACGAATTTGCCCAAGCATTTCTTTACACAGCGCCAATGCATACTTTCTAATCCACTGTTTTCCTATGGCATTAATCTTATCATATGGAATATTATCAAATGGCAGCGTATTAAGATTATTAATACCCTTGACGCCTGATCTATAGTCGTCATTTTCTTGCCATGGATCAGTATCAATATAAAATCTAAACCATATACGGTCTACTCCTGTGTAATCCCAATAAGTTGGGTCGGGATAGATTCGCAATCTGTTGTTAATTATCTCAAAAGAGTAATGTGATGTCCGAGTAAACAACGAATCTTCATACATAATAGCTTGCATTTTATTTTGCCATGCAGGAACTATTTCAAATGTTGAATCATCTGCATATTGTCCATAAGTTGAATAGTTTCCAACGGTTCCTATGCCTCCATAATAGCCATAAAAACGCCACATTGAAGCAGGAGACTTATAAAAAACTGAAGTTACATAAATACGGCTATCTGAAACTTTGCCCGCAAAAGGCACAGCGTTTCCAGCGGTATCTTCACCAGTTGAACTAGCTGTTTCAACTATGGTCTGCAAATCATAATCTTGCTGCGCTGAACTAGGCGCAAAAGAAGCAGAATAATGTCTTAGAGTTCCTCCAAAACCACCGGCGCTAGCACCAGCATCACCAACGCGACGAGAATAACCTAATGTATACCTAGGATATCTAAGTTGCACGTAAGAGCCACTTAAATCATCTCCACCTCTCATTTGTCCATTGTGGTCAAAAGTTCCAGTTGTTTCACCAAGAACATTTGACAAAACATTTTTACCTTGATGTAAATTAAAAATGTATGAATACTCTAAAACTGCTTCCTCATACGCAGCATAAACGTTAGAAACCGTTAATTCAATATCAACAACATCACCACCAAGCTTTCTATAGACATATGATACTTGGTCAGATGCACCGCTAATAAAATCATGTGAGCCGGTGTACATACCAAAAACAACGCCATTTTTAACGTCATCACCGCTACCATCTGCAAGGTTTCCAGTTGCTGGTAATATTATGGCGCTAGTTGTTGATTTTGGGGTCAAATCAGTGGGCATAAATCATCCTCCTACGGTAATTAGTTTTAATGATTATTGATCTCATCATAAAACTAAAAATCTCAAAAATTTACCGGCGAAAAATTTCAACAGATCGTTATTTTTGACTATTAATCTGAAAAAGTAAAAAACCCCGCCCTTTTAAAGGCGAGGTCTTATTATTGAAAAGAGCCCTTAGCTTTTAGCACCCTTAGCTGCTCCCTTAGCTTTGGGGGCTGCCTTCTTAGCTGCTCCTTTTGCCTTGGGTGCTGCTTTTTTAGGGGCTGCAGCTGGTTTGGCTGGTCGCCTTACCTGAGCCCATGGAAATAATCTCTTACCCATTTTTTCACCTTATCCTTTGTTTAGTTTGTTTATCTTTCCATGCAGCATCTGATGTAGTCAACACTTACTGTGTTAGCTGCACCTTCGCGAGCTGCAACATGAATTGCCGGAAAGACGATTGTTCCATCATTTGGAAATCCTGTGGTACCGGAACCAATGGTAGCCTTCAATGAACCGTCAACATAAGCCTCAATGGATGTGCCATTGAAGTGAAAGCTAAGGGTCATGTAAGTAGCATCCACAACTGTATGACTAAGAGATGTAGCAGTTTCTGCATCTCCCTTAGAAGTCAGAAGTGTAAGATCCTCAGAGGCTGCACCGTCAACAACGTAGAAGCCGCAAGAGTCCTCAAGATCATTACCATCAGTTTCTTCTGCACCACCTGCCGAAGCAAGACCGATAAAGAAACCAGTACCAGAAATATCACTAGTCTTAATTCTGCATTCCCACCAAATCTTTCTTGGACTGGAAGCATCAAAAGCAAATCCATGGTTAAGTGCTGTCATGTGTGTCTCTTCGTTGTCACCTGTACCGTGAAGAATATTCAAGATACCACCAGTCTGTGAATTATCAAGCGAGATTGCATCGGAGCTTCCATCAATGTTTGTACGCCAAACTGTCTCAGAACCGGAATCTCCAACATCATCAGTCAAAGCTCCGTCTGCATTATCAGCAAGTGCGCCTCTTGCAACGAGGAAGTCATCCATAAATCCCCAATACTTTGCTGGCTGTAATTCCCAAGCAGGCATATCAAAGCCTCTCTTTCCTGCTCTGGAGCCTGCTGTGTCTGCTTCACGTGCGTTCATTTGTCTAAGAACAGCTTCAAGACGCCTAGCGCTTAATCTTCTATTTCCCATTTTATTTCTCCTTTAATTATGGTTATTGCAATAACTTGATTTTACTCAATGATTCTATTCCAGCCACTTCGAAATAGAGTCTTTCTGTGGGCAGTGGCCTCGCCCAAAGGAGAATAATCTCAAGTCACTAGTAAATAGTTCTAACAAAGCAAAACTCCCACCTATTGCTAGGTGGGAGTTTAAGTTTATTACCAGCTAGGTTTAGCTAGCG